ATTGTATGCCTACAAATACTACATGTGGAACATCAAGATTTTCCATAGCAGCATTCTCAGTTGCATCACAAAGATCATAAAAAAATTGATCGTGTGCTAGTTCTTTTTTTGTTTTACTCATTACTCATCTCCTTTTAATGGATCAATGAATTGTATGTATGGTCGTTCATTAATCTTGGTTACTAATCCTTCGCGACACTTATCAAAAACATCTTGATGATTTGCTTCAAGCATTTTAGATAAAGCAGTATCTTCTTTGTAAATAGTTTTGAATGGAAACAACTCAGCAGGTATGTCGTGTTTAAGTTTAGATAAAAATTCCTGATCCCAGGTATTAGTAACTTTGTATTGAACACGCAAGTCTTTTGGTATGACACCATTAAGAGTTACTCTAGTAGATCCCCCAGTATTAGACAGTCTATTGACTTGTGCATGAACATCAGGGTGTTTGGTTATAGCAAAGTCAAGCAGACTGCTTTGTTCTCTAAGCTCTGCTTGTTGTGCTAGATTCTTTTTCTTCTCTACCAAAAGTTGCGGCAGGGATAGCGTAGAATAGTCTTTCATTTAAGGCTCCATTTTTTAAATACAATACAGATATTACTCTCATTAAAAACATTGTCAATACTTTTGTAATAAAATTCTTTACTAATTGTAAAGAGTAATGATAAGATGATATCTGGTATGAGTGAATGAAGTTTAAATTTATTTTAAACCCTCAACTCAACCCCCTAATTGAAAAGAACATTAGCTCATACCATTCTACATAAGGAGAACTATGGAACTTAAAGACTACATTGTAAAAAGAGGTGAAGATAAATTAGCCAAGGAGCTAGGTGTTTCTATTGACACAATTAGATCCTGGAGATATGGAACAAGGCAACCCTCTGTCAATCAAGCCAAGAAACTTATTAAGATGACAGGCTATGCTTTAGGTTGGGAAAACATTTATGGATCAGTAGAAGAATGCCCATAGAAATAAAACCAAACACTGTTGGACAAGACATAGCAAAAGATGAGCGTAAAGATATGCTTATGTCATACCATGAAAACTTTTTTCATTTAATACCATGTGGTTCTACTAAAGATGTCATACCTGAATACTTTAAAAGCAGACACCCCTTTGAAGATGATATGGTTCTACAAAAGCGTTGGTCAAAGACACCAAGAGTTAAGTGGGCTGACTATATAACCAAGCAACCTACACTTAATGAAGTTAAGCAATGGTATTTACAATTCCCAGAATGTAACTGGGCCGCTATAACAGGCGTAACATTTGTGGTGCTAGATGCAGACACACAAGAGGCATGTGATTTCTGTGAGTCAGGACAGATAACAAGAACTATGCTTAAACAAAAGACACCTCGTGGTGGCTATCATTATTTCTATGCAATGAATGATGACCTGAAGATCAGAAACACCACAGGTAAATTAGATATAAGAGGAGAGGGTGGCTATGTCATGGTCAGTCCTTCTATGAATTATAAGTTTGAAGTAGTAGAAGGAGCTGTTGTAGATTCACTTGATGATTTACCTAGTCTTAATAGTCAAGACATGAATGTTATCTATGACTATAACAGCACAGGTAAGATCAATGTAGAAAGTAAAACACCCTTGACATCAGATGGCGTGCAGACAGGTATGCGTAATGATACTCTTGCCAGGTTGGTAGGCAAATGGATACTAGAAGGTTGGGGTATGCGTGAGGTTGTGATCAAAGCATTAGACTGGAATCAAACAAACAATCCACCTATGAGTGTGCAAGAGGTATTAAACACAACGCAAAGCATTTGTACTGGACATCTGAAAAGAAATCCAGAAGATGAGACAGGCATACAGAAATGGAACACTAGTCAATGGCAGATACAATTATCAGATGACTTAAAAGAAATCATGGATCAAGAAGATCCTATAGTAAAAGCTAAAGATGAAGTGCAAAACGATCCGCTTGGACTCAAATCATTTAACGATCCCTTTTGGGATTCAATGGACAGCGATAGGATTGAGCAGTATTGGGGTGACGCGTTTGTCTTTGAACAATCCAGAGTATTACTATTAGGTAAACCAAAGATAGGTAAGTCGCATTGGCTAGGAGCTTTCGCGGCAGCAGCTACGACAGGCACAGACTTTATGGGTATGTCTTTTTCAAGACCTCTTAAAGTAATGTGGCTACAAGCAGAGATTATCCATGAGTTCTTAAAGAAAAGAATCGAGATGTACTATCAACCTTTTCATCATGATCCTGAGCTATATAACTTAGGCAAGTCAAACCTTATAGCATCAGGCAGATTAAGAAAGAACATCATGAGAGACAGCGACATAGATGCTATCGCACAAAGTATTGAGTTTCATAAGCCAGACTTAGTAATGATAGATCCTATTATTAATTTCTTTAGTGGAGAAGAGAACTCTAACTCAGAGATACATGAGATGCTATCAAGGATAGATAAACTCATTGAACTATATAAGGTAGCAGTAATCATTGCTCACCATACTGGTAAAGAAAGAGCAGATGACTTGTCGTTCATGTCAGCAAGAGGTGGTAGTGCATTCGCGGGGTGGATGGATTCTGGAGTCAAGCTGTCAGGCAAGAAACCTAATGTAACTTTATTCTATGAAGCTCGTAATGCAAAAGAACCTGATCAGCATTTAGCATACTTTGATTTTGAGAAAGGATACTTTAAGGTAGTAGATGCACAAGATAGTCCAGATGAAGTGGAGATAGCAAGGGTGGTTGCATCAGCTATGAGCAAACAAAAATTCTATACAAGACAAGACCTAGAAATATTAGCAAGACAAGCGCTCAAAGAAAGTGAGATGGCATCAGGCGAAAGGGCTGCTCGTTATGCAGTGAGTCATGTACAAAAGTATCTAGGCGAGAGAGTCAAGACACATAATGTTCCAGGCAAGAACACTTGGTACTACTTAGCAGACAATGAAATGAAACGACCTTGGAAAAATGATTAATGATTAACCCATACAAGATAGAAGGCCCAGCACTCATTAGCTTTAGTGGTGGAAGAACATCAGGCTTTATGTTGCACAATATAATACAAGCTCATGGCGGTAAGTTGCCTGATGATATTCATGTAGTCTTTGCCAACACAGGCAAGGAAGCGCCTGAAACATTAGACTTTGTAAACGACATAGCAATTAAATGGGGCATCAAAATACACTGGCTAGAGCTTTACTTTGGCAAGGAACGACCTATCTATAGAACTAAAGAGGTTACATACGAAACAGCATCAAGAGATGGTGAACCTTTTGAAGCATTGCTTGATCATAGAAAATACTTACCTAATCCAGTAACAAGATTTTGTACATCTGAATTAAAGATTAAAGTTATGTACAGGTTTATGAGAAAGATTAAAGGTTATAAAGATTGGTATAACATTATAGGTCTTAGATATGATGAGCCAAGAAGAGTTGCTAGTGCAATGAGACAATATAATACTTGGACAAACGCAACGCCTATGAATGATGCCAAACATACAGTCAAAGATGTATCAGAGTTTTGGAAGAAGCAAAACTTTGATTTAAACCTAACTAATTTTAATGGTAAGACTCCAGCAGGTAATTGTGATTTGTGTTTCTTAAAAGGTATGGATACAACAATGTCTATATTAAAAGAAAGACCAGAGATGGCAGACTGGTGGATCAAACAAGAGCAAAAGTTTGGTGAGAATTCTGGAGCAACCTTTAGAAAGGACAGACCTAAGTATATTGACTTGGTAGATATAACTAATAATCAACCTGAGCAGTTAAAATTATTTAATGATGACGATCAGATGACATGCTTCTGTCATGATTAACATAGACAAAGAAGCAATGACAGAAGCATTGAATGATGTTGGCATTGGATTAGCTATGTCATTTCCTATTAGCTTTGGCATACTCAGTCTGTGTCAATACTTAGGTGTAAGCTTGGTGGCTACATCATTGATACAAGTCATGGTGTTTACATTTGTAGCTATAGTCAGGAAGTATATGGTAAGAGTTTATTATAAGAGGAGAGAGCAATGAAGATAGATATATATGCTGGTGATTGCATAAAATCCTTAAAGAATATGCCAAAGCAAAGCGTAAACACATGTGTTACAAGCCCACCTTACTATGGCCTTAGAGATTATGGTGTAGAAGGACAGCTTGGTTTAGAGCAAACACCAAAGGAATTTGTAGATAACTTGGTCAATGTATTCAAAGAAGTTAAGCGTGTCCTTTGTGATGATGGCACAGTATGGCTGAACATAGGTGATAGTTACGGAGCTCAGAACGGCAAAGGATTTAATACTAATGCAAATAAAGGATCAACCAACAGATCAACAGAGATGCAAGAGAAGTATGGAAACATATCTAGTCATGGCAATATGAAGGAGAGAACAGGGCTACCACCCAAAAGTTTAATCGGCATACCTTGGAAGGTAGCCTTTGCCATGCAAGATGATGGTTGGATACTAAGGCAAGACATAATATGGCACAAACCTAACCCAATGCCAGAAAGTGTAAGAGATAGATGCACTAAGGCACATGAGTATATATTTTTATTTAGTAAGAGTAAGAAGTATTACTATGACAACGAAGCGATCAAAGAAGATTCTGTTACTGTCAACTCAAAAGGTGAAAGAGGTAAGCCCAATAGTGTAAAGAACATAGGCAAATCTGTTGAAGGTGTAGATGGCTTTGATGTAAGAGAAGGCTTTAAAAACATGGGAGCTTATCCAAAAAAAAATAAGAGATCAGTGTGGACTGTAGCAACTAAGCCTTACAAGGAAGCTCACTTTGCTACCTACCCACCCAAACTTATAGAGCCATGTATATTAGCTGGTTGTCCAGAAGGCGGCACAGTATTAGATCCCTTTGCTGGTAGTGGCACAACAGCAGAGGTTGCTAATGCTCATAACAGGAATACAGTTTTGTGTGAGTTAAGCAATGATTACATAGAGATAGCAAAGAAAAGATTGGATGGCATGTTTGCAGATATAAATGTTATAGGAGAAGGCGCATGAATGTATTAAGTTTGTTTGATGGCATGTCATGTGGGCGTATAGCTTTGGATCAATTAGGAATTAAGGTAGATAATTACTATGCCTGTGAAATAGACAAGTATGCAATGCAAGTAAGCCATGCTAATTATCCAGACATCATACAGCTTGGAGATGTTTGTGATGTTAAGTCAGAGGATTTACCAAAGATTGATTTGATAATGGGTGGTAGTCCATGCCAAGGATTTAGTTTCGCGGGTAAGCAACTCGCCTTTGATGATCCGAGATCAGCCTTGTTCTTTGAGTTCATCAGACTATTAAAAGAATGTAAGCCAAAGTATTTCTTACTAGAGAATGTAAGAATGAAGAAAGAATACCTACAAGTAATCAGCGAACAGGTGTCAGCATGTTATCCAGAGATCCCCTTTGGTATCGAGCCTATCTTTATTAACAGCTCCTTGGTAAGCGCGCAGTCAAGACCAAGATACTACTGGACAAACATACCAGGTGTTAAGCAACCCAAGCAAAGAGGCATAGTGTTAAGGGATATATTGGAGACAAGACAGATAGAAGGCCTAACAGATAAAGCCATTGCATATATGAATAGAAGCTCAGATAAATGGTCAGGTGGTAAAACAAGAAAAGATATATACATCAAACATGAAAGCAAAAAATCTGATTGTTTAACAGCTAACATGTATAAGGGTGTTCCTTATGGTGTTATTGCTATAGATAAACCCATACAAGTGGGCATTGCAACAGACATCAACGGACATGACATACTTAAAAGAGTCTATAGCGAAGATGGTAAGTCGCCTACTGTTAATACCTGTCAAGGTGGCAACAGAGAACCCAAAGTATTAGCTGGAGCTTATCGTGCTAGATCAATAGATAAAGATGGCAACAGGGTAGCCTGGAAAGAAGCAAAGCCTCAACAGATGCTAGAGTTAAGGAAGGATAATAAATCTAACTCTATAACATCAGTACAAAAAGATAATGTCTTAACTAAAGATGAAGTCTACTGGCGCAAACTAACTTGTCGCGAATGTGAAAGGCTGCAAACAGTACCAGATGATTATACAAACCACGTTAGCAATACCCAAAGATATAAGATGCTTGGCAATGGCTGGACGATTGCAGTGATCAAACATATATTTAAAAACATGGAGATAAAGTGATAGATTGTCTCAACAATTTAATAGATAGATTTTTAGAGTGGTCTTTCCAAAGACATGAGAATAAATTATTTAGGAAAAAAAAATGAGTAAAGGTAGTCGTGATAGAACTAAAGATCGTGATAAGTTTGATGTAAACTTTGAGAAGATCTTTAGTAAAAAGAAAGGTAACAAGGAGAGAAAGAAACAAATGTCTCATAATAATATAAAGCCTGATTGTGCAAAAATTATACAAAAACGCATGTGCAATGGGAAAATGCCCAATTGCACACCCACCCTGCGAAGCCCTAGTCTTATGCGATTTAGGTGTCTGTGCGCCTGTGCAGTTGCACATGCCCGCACATACGCACACCCACCCCTGAAAGGTGCATGGTTGCAAGGCTGTGCAGTTGTGCGTATGTGCATCTCTATAGAGAACTATAGTGAGAGGTATATTAAAATACCCTCTTACTTTGAAGAGATAGGTTTCTCTAGTAGAAATATAGTAAGGATATAGAAATGGAAGAGAAGAAAAAACTAACAAAAAAACAGGAAACATTTGTCGACCTTATGGTGTATCAGGATTATAAGCAGACGAAGTGTGCTCATCTTGCTGGGTATGAAAATCCAGGTGTCGCGGCAACGAGGTTGTTGAGTGATCAGCAGTATGCTCATGTGCAAGAGAAGATTATGGAACTTAAAGCTGTGCAAAGGAATAAGAATGAGATTACTTTTGAGGGCATAGCAAAGAAGCTTGGTGAGATAAGAGATGTTGCATTAGCTGATGGGAGTTATGGGCCTGCTGTTACTGCTGAGATTGCAAGAGCTAAACTTGCTGGACTTATGGTGGATAGGAAGGAGCTGAAGATACATAAGATAGATAACATGAGTAGGGATCAGCTAGAGAATAGGTTAAAGGAGTTAGTCCTGGAGAACCAAATTATCTTAGGTACATCTGAGGTGGTAGAGGCTGACAAGGATCTCATTGAGGATCAGTCTGATCAAGAATTAGTTTAACTTTATCTTCTGCGTCCTTTAGCTTGCGTTCACAGTATTGTTTAATCTTCATGCCTTTCTCAAAAGATTTGATTGATTCTTCTAGTGATAGCTTGTCGTCATCAAGGGAATTGACCAAGCGTTGCAGCTCAGTCATTCCTTTTTCAAATGACATTAGGTTGTCCTTTGTATGCAATAGTCTCTAGTTTCTGCGTCCTTCCAGAATCTAAACTTGCGATCGTGGAAATGCGGTGTGTAGAAGTTAGGTCTGAATTTATATACCTGGACTTTTGATAAGCCTGTAATGGTGTCTCCTACTTCAAGATCATTTAGGGCCTGTGTAAATGGTGTCCTATAGTTTGATTTGTTAATGGGTTTATTCTTTTCTACTTTAAATTTCATAATCATTTCCTACTGTGTTAGCTATTTTTTGATCCATAATTTCTTTGTAATGAATTTTAATCATTTCTTTTATCAGCTCCCCTGTTCTAACTTTATGGAATTTCTTTAAAGCTGTTAGCATTTGGTGTGTTGTGGGATCTATTCTGAATTGAATAGTCTTGGTGTTGGGTTTGTTTTCTTTAAATTGTAGTTTCATTGTCTCTCCTTTGGTTAAATAATTTTCTTTGGTATTCATGTTCAGCACTTTCCATCATGTCTATCAAAGTATCTTCATCATGTGGGCTAGGCGTATGTTGTTTATGGTTAGTGTTAGACCATTCAAGCGTTTCACTATCATCAAAGTAAATGATTTGAAACTTCCAAGGCGAGTCCTCATCTTTTCTTTCATTGTAAATAAGCTTGATCCCTTTGCGCCACTCCTCTAGCCTTAGAAGTTTGCGTTGCTTTGCTACTTGCTTGTCGTGTTCAGTCATCAGCTACCTCCATTTATTAAATTAATAATCTCATCTCTATCATCATCAGGGTGTAAGCCCAGCTCTATTGCTGCTTCATTAATCTCATCATCTTTGATACTCTTACAATGCTTTATAAAGTTTCTTTCATTCTTCATGTTGTCCTCTTGCATTTTTAAAATGCGATCCATTTCTTCTTTAAAGTTCATTGGTTCTCTCCTTTTGTGTTGTGTGTAAAATTTCTTCTTCATTATTTGGTAGCAGTTTAGTCAAAAATAAATCGTCATAACCTTTTTCAATCCATTCATCATAGTGTTCTTTTGCTCTTTCATAGGTAGTGTAGTAATCATCACACCCACCTGCCCATACAATGTATTTATACTTACTCATTAGTCTTGCTCCTCTATTAAATTCACAACTTTATCTCTAAGGTTTAGTATCTTGGTAAACTCAGGGTGTTCAATGTCTATATCTTTAACCCCATATTTTTCTAAGAGATCATAAAAATCATCTTGAAATTGTATAAATTGTTCATCATTCATTAGTCTTTCTCCTCTGTAATGTAATATTTCATGTTATCTTTTGCCCATTGAGTTTGTTCTCTTAGTTCTTCCAATGGTTTAAGTTCTTCATCTCCCCATTCTTCTATGTCATCTCTCTCCAGGTTTAAATCTTTCAAGCTATCAAATCCTACTGTAGTCATGGTATGAAATCCACAGTCATAACATTGACTGCTATCTAAATTAAATGGTTTCCAATCATGGTATATTGCATACTTATCACTACCACAGTTAGGGCATATACCCTCATCACTTATTCCACTCATTAGTCTTGCTCCTTATATTTCGTTTGTTTTTATTTTTTTGCCATCTAAATAATATTCATATTTTATTTCAGATATATAATCAGATACGGCCTCATCTATTGCACCTTCAGAATAAAGACTGTCTAATTCTTTCAAGTCTTTAACTTCTATACTTCCACAATTTACAGTAATTCTTCTAACTTCAATATCCATTAGTCTTGCTCCTTTATTTCTATGACATGAGAAAAGTTATCACACTCAAAACAGTATGCGTCCCTTCCTGCATGGTCGGTTATTGGGTTTCCGTGCGTATCTTCCATAGTCCAGGATTGCGTTCTACATTCTTCGCATACGCTTATCATGGTTGATTGCATTTCTTCTATGCTTTTAAATTCATCTAGGTGATAACCCAGCTCATTCATAAGTCCTAGATTAACCTGCTTAATCAGATCTAAAAGATTATTAGCTTCGATAATACCTTCCTCTCCTAATATGGTTTTCCATTTATACTTACTCATTAGTATTGCTCCTTTTTATACAATCAAGACATAAAGTTCCCTCATTAGTATTTATTACATAATAGTCCTTTACATCTACAGTATTTTCGGAGTATTCATCTCCACAATCGGTACAAGTCCACCCTTCAGGGCAAGAGTTAACTGCTGCTTGTTTAAATAATACTTCGTTCATCAAATACCTCCTCTAAATGTCTTATCAATCTATTCAATCCATCTTTAATACCTTCATGTTCTGATTTAGTATGGCTATCATTTACCCATTCATCATCTGCAATAATGTCTTCTGCAATATTTTTTATTCGTTCAATTGTTATCATTAGTCTTGCTCCTCATAACCAAACACTTGGTCATTTTTACTTCTGATTTCTGCGACCATTTCGTTGAAGTCATACTCTTGTT